CACCCATTGGTTGACCAGCAGCATAAGTGTAGGTTTTACCCTTACACTCAAACCCTAGTTTCACCAAGAGATCTACTCAGCATTGAGCTTTATCTGCCCCAATAAGATAACTAAGAACCTTCTTTTGAAAGGTGATTGGTAATCTATCGGTAGCACACGTAAGATCAATACTGTAGTAAATAGGTTTATCTCGTAATAGAGTAAGAAACTTATTCTGATTAAAAGTACAATCAGCGTGCAATCGCCTTAATATCTCATTTAAAGAGTTATGAAGCGGTCGCAACGCAGTTTGTGTCCAATAATCAAGCAAGCCAATTATTCTAGTCTTACCTTCTTTATCAGAAAAGTAGGACAATCTTCTCAACAAGTTAGATCGCAATGGGTAAACTTTAACCCACATCTGTGAAGCGGATTCCGGCAGTATGTCAAAACTCGAGATTAGGTCATCCAATCGAGAGGCCAGCTTCTTACCGGCTACCACATTTAAACTGTGGATAAGCCATTTTGGTAACAAGGTCGCTTCAGAAGATGACATAATTAGAGCTTGACCTACCGGACCATTCTTCACAGTCATGTGAAAAGAGGTTCACTCAGTGCTTATAGGGCCGATACCGAGAATTCGCAATGCACACTTGATTTCAGAATCAGTTAGGTTCTGAGACCTCGTTGCGGTTACGATTGTACTGGTATCCAAGACAGGAGGCAACTTTAATGACCTTAAACACATTAGCAATGTGAATAAGACTTTCAAGTGCTCTGGTCGAGTTGTAAACTGTTTAAATTGGGATAGCCAAGAAGGCCATCCTGATGAATCCAGTTTAACAAGGTCCATAGAAGAAAGTGGTGACCCGGAAAGGACACGCATAACTGCGAGCCTAGAATCCTTAACGTATTTGATTACGAAAGGAATCCCCCGGTCACGACCAATCTTCTCTAATTTCTTGAAGAAAAGAGATACCTGACCTTTCATTTCACCTAGAGCTACAGGCAGATAATGAGTTAAGATTAGCAGGGTTAACTCCCTGTTGTGTCGTAACAATTTATCTGTATTTGTAGCTTTTATTGAATTAAAAGGTACAGGATCAAGACCAATATCTCTCAGTAAACTCGGGGTGCTAGCCCTGTAAACCGATGCGGTTACGACTCCGCGGAGACTATTGGTCCGGATCCTACACATTCCTTACGGGAATGAGTCGGAAACCCACCAGGACGCGCGGTTAAGCGGAGTCATGATGTTAGACTTAATCTAACTGAT